ATCAACCGCTCGATAGGCCGTCGTCTGATGACCGGACTGCCGATTGATTACTAATTCATACTGAGGAGGCTTACAGACTGACCTAAGCCTCTGAATGTGTTAATTAGCAAGGAGATGATATGAACATACAAATAGGCTCACCGGCTTGGTACGAATGGATGGAACAAGAGCAGCAGGCCTTTTTAGATAGGGTTTCAGGAGTTGATTTATGAGTGATAACCATGATATGTTTTGTGCCTGTCCTGATTGTCTGAAAATAAAAAGCGGTGTTAATGATGTACATGTCGGAACCAGCACACCCAACCAGGAAACGATGAGGGAGCGACTATCAGCAATCGACGTTGACTTTGGCTATGCAATTGGAAACTTAGGTACAGACTGCAAGAACAATGCCCTTGACGCCCTCGAAGCCATTATTGCCGAGGCGTGTACGTCGGCGAGGATTGATGAGCTTAAAAAAATTACCGGTAAACTCGACTTTTTATCTTGTCAACCAGATTGCACAGACGAACAACACGCTAGACATGATGGTAGTTTTACGACTTACGAAAGGCATTCAAATTTAATTGATGACCGCATAGACGAACTACAAAAGCCAACTAAGGAGCAATCATGACATCCAACAACAAAACAAATGATATCCCATATTTTGCACTTGGTAATACTGAACCGATACCGGATAACTTGCCGGAAGAATTAAAAACCCTACTCAGTGCAGGACGTAGAGAAGCCGGGTATGACGATAACGGCAACAAAACACCTGATTCCGTTGACGTTGCACACGGGAATGTAAACATGATTGGCGACAGCGAACTACAGGCGATACTCGAAGAATTGCACGAAAGGGTTGCAATGAGCTGGATTAAAAACGACAGACAAACACACTCCATGCTTACTCATACAAATGGTGACAGTTGCGTTACCGAAGCCATAACCGCCCTGCACAAGTGGCGCCGAGATACATGCTTGGCTAGGGTGCCGGAGAAAAAGACATTAAAAACAGATACACCACTTGATGACGAAGACGGCGATAAGTTCTGTGTCGAATGTGGACAGTTTGAATTTGAAGGAAAACTTTACTGTCAATGCGTAGGTTTTAACGAAGCAATCGACCAGATGAAGCAAGCAATAAGCGAGGGGGAATAGATGTCAACACCCCAACTAGTAGGCACCCTAGCCGGTATCTTCGCCCTGTTCTGTATAGCGACCGTCTGGAGTGTGGCTGTGATGATTGGACGCATGAGCGAGACTTCGCATCAGGATTATGTGGACCGGATTGGGGATGGGAAGGACCAGTGATAATCTCAGTTACCCCGATGGGTGCGCCACGAATGACACAGAGAGACCGCTGGAAAGGCCGCCCAGTCGTAGAGCGGTATCATGCCTATAAGGATGTAGTAAAGCTATCCCTGCCCGGCTACGTCCTGCCGCCAGTCCTCAAGATAGAGTTTCATATAGCCCTACCGAAGTCCTATAGTAGTAAAAAGAAACTCAGCCTGTACGGTCAGTACCACAGCGAGAAGCCGGATATTGATAACCTAGTCAAAGGCTTCATGGACTGTTTCGGCAGTGACGCTCATGTCGCTGTACTACATGCCGGTAAGTACTGGTGTGTCGAGGGTGAAGCACCTTGTATAGTATTAGGAGAAACATGAATATTACACATTACGATCTGTTCGCCGGTATCGGTGGATTTTCAATAGCCTTAGAGGAGGTTTTCGACGATGCAACAATTAAGCATATTTTCTGTGAGTGGGAGTCATTCCCTACCAGCGTCCTTAGAAACCACTGGCCGGACGGCGAGTTCTACGGTGACATCGCTGACCTTGTTACCGACACCTCAAGCCAGCGACAACAGGGACAGGGGAAGTATAAACGACCCAAGCATACAAAGGCGGATAAGATTGGGGAAACAAATACCATTGCAAGCAATAATACAAAGGGATTCACGATTGTTACCGGTGGATTCCCCTGCCAGCCATTCAGTCACGCCGGACGAAGACAGGGAACGGCTGACGACCGCTCTGTCGGGGATGCTTGCACTTGCGGAAAGCAATGTAGTATTATCGGTGTATGCAACGGAGATACGACAACATCTGTCCAAGATGCAAGGAACGGCCTCGTCGGACAGTCAATCGAAAAGGCGAGCAAGTCAACGCAGGGTTTTGCCAACCCTGTTCAACAGTCCATCAAACGGAGTGGAGAGCAGCCAACAGAGAGAAACGTCGAGCAACGGAGCGAGCTTGGGCATTCAAACACAAGAACGAGATATTCAAACGATATGGAGGGAAATGCGTCTGCTGTGGAGAAGCCAACCGAGCATTTCTCACAATCGACCACATCAACGGAGGGGGGAACGAGGAACGGAAACGAGTCCACAACCAGACATGGAGACTCGTTATCAAGGACAACTACCCACCGGACAAGTACCAAATCATGTGCTACAACTGCAACAACGCCAAGCATCGCCTCGGAACCTGTCCACACCAGAAGTAGAGACTTTACAATTGTCACAGGAGGATTCCCATGTCAACCCTTCTCACATGCTGGTAGACGAAAAGGTACAGCCGACGAAAGATACCAATGGCCTAATATGTTCAACGTCATTAAAAACGTCAAACCCGACTGGGTCATCGCTGAAAACGTGCGTGGGCTTGTTACTTGGAACGACGGACTGGTACTCGAAACAGTGTGCGCTGACTTGGAAAGCGAAGGTTACGAAGTCCAACCGCTTATTATTCCAGCTGTCGCCGTCGGTGCGCCGCACAGAAGGGACAGGGTCTGGATCATCGCCAATCGCCCTGACACCGACAGCCAGCGAGAGCGTGATGGACTTGGTGAAGTTCAAGGCAAGAATGGAGAAGTACCCGAACGGAACGACCATGCCGAACCTGGCGACACAGGTAGACAACCTGAAGAAAGCCACCAACATCAAAATGCTCAAAACCCCTTCAGCCAGCGAGTGGAACGGCGGGGCGAAAGTGCAGGACAAATACTGGGAGGCGAAAGCTCCGAAGTTCAAGACACGGGACCAAGTTGGCCGGATTGGAATAGAAACTGGCAAGAAGTTGCGTTTAGCACCTGCGATGACTCAATGGATGCAAGGTTTTCCACCTTCTTGGACGGACTTCCAGTAGATGTTTATGGTACAATGATGGTATATGGGACGCAAAGCTATACTAGAACAAATGAAAATATGCCCCGCTTGCAAGCAGCCTTTCAATCGCCGGAGGTTCGGGAAAAGATTAGAGGATTTTACCCGATGGCAAGCGAGGAAATTCTGTACGAAATCGTGTGCCAACTCGAAAGAGGTCTTGAGTCATCCAAAAAGCTATCTGCGGAGAATTCTGACTATACCGAAAGAAGTCTGCACTCAGTGTGGTGTGAAGAAATCAGACGGCAAGCAGATAAGCGTTCATCACAAGGATGGAGACTTATCGAACAACAAGCCAGAGAACTTACAGATATTGTGCCAGAGTTGCCATATGAAATTGCATTGGAGCTTATGGAGGCAGGGTATTGTCTTTGGAAACTATACTCGAGCTTACACCCCAAAGCGGTGGCAGACCCCAGACTTGTGGACGGAGTTCCCTACAGTCGAGCCAAGTGGAGAAAAGATAGCCTCAAAGCCTACGGTAACGGTATCTGCCCCCAAGTCGCCATTGAAATAATGAAAGCTATCAAACAGGCTATTTAAGATATTTAACTGCCGATATAGCAAGCACTATGTATGCTTGCTATATGAAGACCTTACAGACATCCCCAGAACGTATAAGCCGCCGGGCATTCTGTCGGCCTTCACAAGAAGCTATGAAGAACCGGGTACTGTTACCGGGGATACATGAGTGTCTTGTAGTAAGATGAGTATGTCAGGTTGTCACCGCCCTCTCTAATGTGAGAGGGCTTTTTTTGTATTCTAAACAGACCTTCTTTTCTCTTGCTAAGAAGGCCACCTTACAATCAACTGGCTCGGAAGTGGATTCTATTACTAGAGTCTTACTATTCCTTATAGTCAGTGGTATTACAACGTCAGTACTACTAGGTAGTCCAAACGAAGTGCGGAAGATATTACAATATTTACTTGCCGCTAATTGTTAAAGTTCAGAGGGGGTCTATCCTCACTTCCTCACCAGAGCTTTATTACGATAAGCTAAAACGCTGTTTATACTTGTGGCCTTAGCAAATAAGCAAAGTAGAGGGAGGTATTAACCAATTTATAGCCTCGATAAAGGCGTTTTATCAGTTTATTGCAGGTAAGGGGTCATCTGTTATTCCGGCGGCCATTAACTACTCTAGGTGAGTGCTCGACTACCTCCGGCAGCTTACTTGCTACTGCCCTCTATATTGCTTACTTGTTAAGGTGTGTACCGGCCTTTTAAAGTCTCCCGGTGGCTGTATAAAGCCTGACCAGACTTGACGCAAGGCTTATATGTATACTACACTATAGGTAGGTTAAGAAGTCGGACACATCGAAAGATGTGTCTTTTTCTATATGTAAGACACTCACTCGCTAGTCTTGGGTTAAGAAGTCTAGCTATCAATCACTATACAGCTAACGCTCAAAACTAGCAACATCTGGTCACTCCCCCGCCCTTCTACCCCTTCTGAGGCTCTTAAAATGCCTGTAGGTTACGTTTTTAGCCTATCCGTAACCTACAGGCAAGGGCAGAAGTGATATGATACGGCTATATGAAGCGTATCGTAGACGGCCTCTTAGTCCTTATCTGTGCAATTATGGGTAGCTACTCCTTGATTGATGGTCGGCTGTTCATAGCCCTTATATACTTCATCGTCGGGTTTCTGTTCTACATGCAGCTGGAACGTGGCGTGTTTAAGGACGGCAAGTAGCTGTATACATAAATGTGAACACAAAAAATCGCCCTTGTTGAAACCTTACGGTAGGGGCGATTGTTTTGTTGAGGGCTACCACCGGTGAGTGGTATATCTATTATACCTGACGATTGCCGGTGAAAAAACTAGCCAGACCTGCCAGTAAGGCAAGTACGGCTGCAAACTTGGTGATGATGTCAGCAACTCCGACTGCTTGTGGTACTTGCTTCAGAATGGCGGCAATTATAAGCAATATTACAAACACGCAGACTCCGTAGAATACTGCCAGGATTATCTTACCTAGTAAGTTAGTCGGTGAAAAGAAATTGTTCATATATAGTTACTCCGTTTAATTACTTATACAATAGCACACATGAAAAACACCCCTATTGCTAGAGGTGTTAGTGAACTTTATTTCTTGCGATTAGGTTCGTATTTGTATTTGGCGATAACGGTATAGGTTTGAACCTAGCCACCATGTTTGTTAATACAGACAATCCCGATCCTATTGCGAGCTAAGATCAGTTTTTAATTGTTCGTAACCTTGTATCAGGTTGTCTATGCTTGGAGTATACCACATAGTTCTTATGCTACAACCATAAAATATTCACATAGGTAGCGTATACTCAGGACTATGAAAGCAAAACAAATACGTTACATCGACCTTAACCGTTCCAAATATCACCTGACAGGAGTTTCCAAGTACTTCAATGACTGGGTAGCGAAGATCAAGTATCAGGGCAAAGTTCATAAAATTGGCATTTACTCAACACCAGAAGCAGCACATCAGGCATACTTAAAGACTTGTAAAGCACTCGGTATAAAGGTGAAGACTAAGCCGTAGCTAGTTTTAGAGAACCGAACGTCGGTGTAACAGGTTCACGCCGTATACGTTCAATCCGTAGATGTGCATCCGTCACGACATGCAGCTGACGTTTGAGTACTCTATGTACGTCGATCCGTTCCGGCAGGTTGTCCTCTGCTAATATCGTGAACTGTCTGCCATTACATGTACCGTGTAGGAAGCTCACACAGCCGTCTAGACTGGCGATCAGCGGTGATACGGGTAATTCTGTAACTGGTGGTTGAAAGTGTATTGTGATGACTGTAGTATAGCACAATCATAAAACGTATGATAACTATTGACATGTACTATGTATTACATGTACTATGTAATCATAACAAACACAAGGAGACAAACGTTATGCAACTAGTAAATAGAATCGAGGAATACATGGCATTACGAGGCAACAAGAAGAATCAACATAGTATCGACATGGATGGATATAAAGTATATTACGAGCAGATTGGTAACGTAAAGGGAAACCGTTAATGTCCTGTGAGACAGTCGTACAGAAAGCCTTTGATAAGCTCTACGACCTAGAAGTGTTCCTACCTGACAACTCCGAACCCTGCACTGCCGACCTCCTCTGTGAACGTCGTGGTGTCAGGCATCGTAAGGACTGCATCGGTAAGACCATCAGTATCGAGAGTTATGCCAGGGGACTATAATGGATACTGACGAACCATCCTACGAGACAGGAGACCCTAAATATGAGCGATGATAAACCGAACGACAAACCAGATGATAAGAAAGTCTGGAGCAATGACCCGGCTGCCCCTCATAACAATCGACATCATCAAGGCCATTATCGTAGCTATGAGGACTGGGTAGAGCAAAGCGGCTTTCAGGGAACGGCTGACCCGGACATGACTAAGTACCCAGGAGAGGATGACCCGGATTATAAACCACGTAATAAGGCACGAACAGATGAACACAGCGACACAAAATGAGAGTATCCCGAAGAAATGGTGGATTGGCTACGACACTCAGCCGCTCAAAATCACCAGACAATCAAAGTACAGTCCGGACCTGCTTACCATACCGACTGTCTTAGCTGAGGTTGAGGATGGCGATATAGACCCACGGTTCGATCAAGACTTGGAAGGCAGTTGATATGGCTCAGCACTACACCATAAGAGATGTCCGTAAAGGACAGGAAGTTGAAGACAACTACGGCAAGTATCAGAATTATGCTCTTGCACTGGAAGAACACGGCGAACCGGTAAAGCTGATGCTCAACATAGACAAGCCTGCTCCTAGGGTCGGAGATGTTGTCTACGGAAATCTGGAAGAGTTTGAGTCCGGGAGTAGGACCTACTACATGCTTAAGCCGTGTCCAAAGCCTGAGCAGCCACCTATCACAACTCAGGAGGCGATACAGAGCCAGTGGGCGATAGGGCAAGCTGTACAGTGTTATCTGGCTGGAGAACCTTCCGCAGAGGCATATGATAACATCGAGCGTGAAGCTAAACATTTTTACCGTATGATTAACAATATAAGAGGAGACGCATAATGAGCGACATATACAAAACCCACGTACCACAATCAGGTGGAGGCGGTCTATATCTAAAGATTACCGACGGCCAGACTGTCAAACTACGGATAGTCAGTGAACCGGCTATATTTGAATCTGAAAGCCAGCCGGACGAACAAGGCCATACACGTATTTCCACCCGCTACGGCTGGTTGGTATGGAACCAGGACGAGCAGACACCTCAGATACTCCAGCAATCAGCTACGTTCTTCAAACAGCTTGCAGGGCTTGCTCAAGACGACGAATACGGCGATCCAACCGGATACGATATAAAAGTAAAACGTGACGGTAACGGCCTCGATACCACTTACATGATTACCCCCAGTGCTAACCGTGATCCACTTGGAGCTAATGCTCAGAAGGAGCTACGGCTATCGACCTTCTTGAAAAACTCAAGGCTTCGCCGTATGCACAGCACGTTATGTGGCTTGATGACGCTAAGAACAAACCAGCACCAAAGCCTGAAGCCGAGGACACACTGCTCAAGAAGACTCCGCCGACTATAGACAGAGACGAACCTATTAACCTCGATGACATACCTTTCTAACGCTATGGCATTCAAACAACTCATACATCCCCTTGGATGGGGAGATAAAGAACTAACCTGGCTCATATCCACTAACATGAACGCTACGAACATGTACCGGGCTATGGGATATAAAGGAACAGTGATTACTCCCCAATTCAAGGAGAGATTATATAAACTCGGATGGACTGGCAAATGAGTAAACAGATGAGCTACCAAAGCCTACATGATTGGGTGAGAAAACAGCTAGGAACGCCAAGCCTATGTGTTATGTGTAAGACGACTACCGGAACATTTGACTGGTCTAATATAAGCCATGAATACAAGGCCGATATAAATGATTGGCAACGATTATGCCGTAAGTGTCACCATGCATTCGATAAAAAGTCTGATACATGGAAAGCAACTGTACTCAAGAAATATGGACGAGCCTGTCCTCGACTACCTATTGTTGATTTAGAAAAAGTCATGGCTGACCCTATATGGATTCGTCGTCACAACGGCCTGAGCTACCATAGCTGGCGGTTATCCGTCGATAGCGGTAGTTCAGCCAAGGACTTACAGCAGCAGTTCAATATAGGCAAGCAACGGGTACTGGAGTACTTACGGATTGATTATGAAGAACAACATGACCAACAAAAATGATGAACTAACGGCAATACTTAACTGGCTAGTACAAGACCATCTTGACATACAAGGAATGGACTCTGAGAGCAAGGAAATATGGGAAAACGATAAACACGCTGCCATAGCTAAACTCCTACAGTGGCGAGCTGAGAGCGTTCTGGCTATATTGCCAGAGAAAAAGGACATGTCGGCTTATGAGGGTGTTACTGAAGATGGCGGTATAGATACAACTATTTATGATGATATTGATGACGCCCGTGGTGTTAAAAATGGAGAAATGTTAGCTCATCTTTCTCAGTTTGTAGCCGATACCACTCATAACCAAACTACCGATGATATAAAAGAGTTACTACTAGGCCACCAAGATAAAGACAGCCGTGAAGCACAAATGATTGTAACTCATAGAAATGAACAGGGTAAGCCCACTGTCTGGTGCGACCCTGAAATTGTTGATTTAGTAAAAGCACTGAATGACGGCGGTGTTCCAACCATTGCCTCTTGTTCGGGCCATGGCGAGCGCAACGGTAATATCATGCTTAAAGATGGCCGTGAGTTAATAATTGCTAACGACTTTGATGATGCACGTTGTATTGAGAATAAAATAACAACGAGTCAGTGTAAATCTTGACTTCTGCATAACCAGTATGATAAGTAATAGATAGCGACAAAGCTAAAACAAAAAACAAAACAAAAGGAACTATTATGACTCGAAAACTACGAGTAATCTATAAAGCTCATCAGGATCACATTGCTGTACACCGGATACTGACGACTGCTAACGAAGCCTATATATTTTAGTAAGTATAAGCTGTATAATCCACCTATATGAATAAGCCAAAATTACCAGCCATCACATTACCAAAGTACTTAAACAAAACAGTTTTACTTGTAGCAGTCGCTGCACTCGTCGTACTCAGTCTCATCGTATTCGGAGTTGTCCGGAGTGTCCAGGCTGAGCGTGTGGCGAACATACAGGCCACTGAGAGCCGTTTGCAACGAGAAGCTGAAGCAAAAGAGCTTGTAGCACTTAGGGCTGAGGTAGGCAAGCTGAAAAACGCTAACAACTTCCAGACTGCTAAGAGCGAGAGTGTCTGTGATTGGGTACGCTCGACACAGCCACGGTACCGCTACACAGTGCCGCCACTCTGCCAGCTTCCTAAGAACTAACATATGTTTATTATCACATTTCTAGCCGACAACTTATATGCCGGATTACTCGGAGTCTGGTGGATTATGGGTGTATATGTGCCTCATTACTCCTGGGCTGAATACGGCGGCTTACTGAAAGGCTTCCTCTGGCTGATACCGGCTCGTATTGCTTACGGTGTGTTCTTCCCTGAGAAGGTTGTTATTAAACAGGCTAAGCGGCGTGTCGGCTTGTATCGCCGGTCATCTAAGGTCAAGCCGTCAAAGACCGACCATCAGTTAGCTTCGGCAGCTATATTCAATAGTATTCACCATTAGAGACATCACAATTGAAGGAGTTTGGATTTATCCACACCGGCTGACGCTGACCCGAACGATTGGGAGCTTGTAATCGGTTGCTGTATAGCCTGTATCTGTGGGCTAAGGTCAGGTAAACCACTTAAGAAGTCAGTCTTTTTCTGGGCTTTCTTTTCCTGAAAGTGTTTTTTGAGGGCTGTAGCAACGGCATGTACGGCGATAGCTCCGGCGGATATCTGAGCCCAGTGGGTAGACATGAAGGGCAGGAACGGAGCGAAGTTAGTCCCTTGGGTAATCACGAAGTTAGCAACCGTTAGCAGTGCCGACCAGAAGGCAACGTTTAGGACGATGAACTCACTAGCAAGCTTCTCAGCGTACTTCCTGAGGTGTCTCCGCTTAACGTAAGCTACGATACCGATAACCGCTGGAATCGAAGCCAGCAGTACTCCAAGGGCATACCATGAATGGGCTGGTACGCCGTTTACATAGTCCAGCACGTAGCCCAGTATCTTAATAAGTGAGTCCATTATTTCTTCCTTCTGGCACTAAAGCCGTCTAATACTTGTTTTGAATTATTCTTAATAAATACCTGACTCTTAACAATTACCGGTAGTGCCTTGGTATAGAGGTCTTTAGCAGGGGTCATGATGAATGCTAGGTCGTAGACGTTTATTTTACCGTCGTCGTTGGTATCAAGTGCCTGACGTATCGGCCTGTCTTCTACCTCTTCCATGAGGTCTTTGTAGATGCCGTATAGCTTGCCACGTTTGAACTCTGAATCCGGTATCAGGTAGGTGTTACCGTTTATCATGGCGTACCGACTGATAGGACCTTGGGCATTCGGTGGCAGGTTGAGGGTTTCACTGTGATTTTCAAGGTTGCTAATAACAGCCGACTTAAAACCTTTATACCTGAATACTGTCGGTTGCTGGTCTTCGTTGTACCAGAACCATTTAACCTCTGGTACTTCCGGCAGGACTTCTACAGGTTTGGTGATAATCTCTATGACTGGCGGTTCAGGTAATGGGATGATAATCGGTAGCTTGTTGTCGTCGAGGTTCACCCACCAGTCACGGTCAGTCATGTTCTTATCTGATATCTTGTAGAACTTCTCAACCTTTTCATGGACATAGTAGGTAGTGTTCGGCTCGATGTTTACTTCCAGATGCATGTTCCATTTCATTCGGGCATCAGTCAGGGACGGGTAGCACATCATAGATACCATGAAGTTGACCGTTTCAGCTGGTTTGACTTGTACTGGTGGAGCAGGGGGGATGTACGGCGGTGGTGGCGGAGGTGTGTAATCAGCACAGTCGAGTGTATTATAGCCATCTACCTGACCGGATTCCCGGTAATAATCATAGCCGGTGTAGTTGTGATGAACTTTATCATAGACGGTTTTAATCTCACCGGCTCCGTGTGTCTCGACTGGATTCTTAGCCATGAAGTCAAAGCTGGTATAGTTCATGCCCCACTTATAAGTCGGCTGTTTCGTGAGTGTAATCTGTTTACCTAATGGATAAGTCTCAGTGATGGTGTGCGGTGGAGCGGCTGGGGCAGGGGACGGTACCGGAGCTGATGGAGTTGGGCGTAACATACCGGCGATTCGTGACCTTGCAACGAAGCGAAGCCGGATAGCGTCACCACCAGTACCAGTACCATTACCGGTCTGTCCATTCTGCTCTAGTATTTCAACAAGTGTCGGAGTCAGTCCACCGCTGGCTATGCCGATATGTCCGTAGGTATTGCCATTGACTCCCCACAGTACGACTATATCGCCCTTTTGAGCCTGTGCGTTGCTGACTTGGTTGAAGCCTGTCAGTATCTCCGGCTTGGTCTGTGTCCAGAAGTGGATAGCATTACCCGGCCAGTCAGATCGAATGCCTTTAGTTTCAATCATGTACTGTTTGACTAAGCTGACGCATTGATGTGACGTCTGTGCTGTTTCACCATTACCAATAAGTAACGGATCTGATATCCGTTTACCGAGCCATCTATCCCTGAAACTGTCGAAGTTCAATTCATAATCCTTATGTTATATTATCATACTACCGACACTCAGTACCAAGGTGCTTGCAACGGTATCCGGATGCTGTCTTATGGCACCCAAGCAGTGAATGTAATAATCGTATAAACATGATTATTAAGCCTGTATCTCGTAATCAACCCAGCCGATAAAGGTAGCAGAAGCAAGGAACTTCATACCGTAAGGCAAGCTGGTACCTGTGGTAAGACTAACCTTGAGGCCATGCTGAGAGTCATCGGCAAAATTACAGGACAGCGTAGCCTTTACATAGTTTGTACCGATTGTCGTAATGCCGACCGGCAGTGAAGGATTGGCAACAGTAAAGTACTCGCCGGAAACTTTAGTCACTGAAAATGTCACCCGTTTGCTGTAGGTCTTCCAAGTTCCGTAATCGTAAACCGTCCAGCCGTTGACATCGGTTGACTTTATCATAAATGTCGTTTTAGCAGGAGTAACGGCGTTGTTAGCTATATTCGTGCTATCTATACCACCATTAACAACAGCAGCAATCTGGTTAATAGGATTATTGATGTCACTGGCGTCTATGGTGTCGCCTGGGTTTGATTGACTTGGTGATACGAGACTCATGTATATTTTCTCCGTTATCTAAGGGCGCTAATTAAATCTTCGGTATCAGTTTCAGCACTAGACATACCAGTACCGTCTGCAATACTCTGCAAATAACCTCTTACGGTCGCTAGTTTTTGTGCTCTTACTGCTGGGCTATCACTGGCTTGAGGCAACTGTGCCCTGAACGTTCGCATTTCGTCTTTTGTTGCAGCTGCTCCGGTACGCATACGGACGATAGTATCGGCTATGTTATCAGCAGCAGCGTCAAATGAAGCAGTACCAAGGACGTTTTGACCTAGACCGCCGAGTAGCCCCCTGCCAGCCACTACAGTGCCTTTAGGGACGCCGCCATTATTTATAATTGATTCAAGCGTGTTCAAGCTGTCTATACCGCTGTTAGCTGTAGCAAGCTGTTTAGCAGCTGTAGCACTAATTGGCTTAGCGGTAGGATTAGACATTGACTGTAGCTCCTGCATAGTGCTGACAACACCTAGATAGTCTTTCACGTCGTCCATATTGCCACCGTTAGCTAGTATCTGTTGTATGCTGGCGTTAGCGTTAGCAGGGTTGAATGGGTTACTGGCGTCAACCTCTGTTTCAGCATTAGCGTTATCATTGAAACTTTGAGATAATGAATCTATGGAAATATTAGGCGGCATAGTACTCGTATTAGTCGTATCACTAGTCTGCATACTGTTCCCTGATTGATTGCCTGTAAGGGCATTTACAAGGGGAGTTCCTACTGCTGTTCTGGCAGTCAATTTCTTTATACCTCCAAGATTGTCTAATCCCTGCATAGCTGTACCGGCAGTTTGACTTGTTACTCTTCCGGCTGCTCTGTTTGCTAGCTTATCAGCTCCCTTGGCAAGCATTGAACGCCCGGCACTGCTGTTAACCATCTGGGCGGTAGCACCAGCTGCTAATCCGGCAGGGCCACCACTAGCAGTCATAACGGCCGGTATAAGTCCAAACGGACTGCTTCCAGCACCAACACGACTCTTTTTATCTGCCTGTTCAAGTAATGACTTGAGATTGTTCAGTTCTTCTCCAAGATCTCCAACTTTGGTACTCTTATATCCAAGCTTAGACAGTCCAGCGTCAGCTTTTATACCTGCCTTGTCGGCGGCATCGTTAATGCTGCCCCTGAATCCTTTAGATACCCGGTTGAGTATTTCATTGGCATTACGACTAACCGTGTCGGTTGCTTCGTAGTTAACCCGTCCGGCAATCTCGCTTTTAACGGCATTTAGTTCTGTGGCTGATATATTATCGCCGAAATTATCGAGTACACCCTTAGCTTCTTTGAGTACGTCCTTAGCAAACGCTTGGCTAGCTGGAACCTTACTACCGGCTTCTTTGGAAATCTGTGCCTGTATCTGCTTATATACTTCAACTTTTGGTATAGTACCGATTGATTCAACTGCACCACTATAGGCACTGAAACCAGGCTTGAGTACTTGCTCGTCAGCTCCCTTGACGCCGTAGCTTGGTATCTTGAAACGGCGGAGTGTTTCGCCGACTTCTTCGCCTGTACGGTTAGCGTGTTTGGTTGCAAATCCGCTTTCGTTCAGCCTCATACCACGCTGGGCTAGGCCATCAGCTAGGCCGTTCAGTTTATTAGCAACCCTACCCGGTGTCTTCTGGGCTGTTGCCTTGGTTCCACCGGCAAGGAGAGCATCAGTCAGTCCCTGTTTGCCAACTGTCGCAGCTTTGGCTGCCGTACCTGCTCCCTTGAGTAGTCTAAGTGGCCCAGCTCCCATGACTCCAGAAATAGCACCCTCAGTCAATGCCGATTTGGCTGAGCCGCCTTCTCCTAAGAAGTTTTGATCGTCACGAACTTTATTCTCAATACCACGTCCGACAGTACCGCCACCGAAACCGCCGATCAATGCTCCGGCCAGTCCACCGATAGCCGTACCAAGTACAGGAACTACGGAACCAAGACCAGCACCAATAGCTGCACCACCTAAAGCACCACCAGTACCACCGGCTTCACTTATAAAGCTCGTAAGTGAACCGCCACGGCCTTTTCTCTTACCACTCGTAGATGCTTGCCTCCTCGGAGTTTCAAAGTTTACAGGTTGATAATTGGCTGCTAATGCGTTTAAGTCATATCCCATAATTAAAACCTCAACTTACTACCGTTAGATAACACACCAGCGTTAACCGTCTTGAATAGGTCAGGTCTGAGTTGCATATACAGGTCAATTTTCGCCTTGTCCTTCTGATTGCCCCTGACAGCACTAGCCATCGTTGCTTTGTAATCGCTTTTAAGTTGAGCGTCACTTTGTTGTTGGACACGACCAAATACATCATTATAAGCGGCTTGCTGTACTGGGTTAGTCTTTGGAGCCGCTTGCTGTTGTTGTCTCTGTTGTGGATTTCCACCGCCGAGTAATGATGACAAGCTTGAACCACCGGAACTTGCCTCAGCCCTTGCCCGCTGTGCATCAGCACGAGCCAGAGCATCCTGTTCCCTTTGGTATTCCATAGCATCACGTTGCTGTTTGACGCCCATAGCCGTCTTACGTTGGTCGAGATTCACGTCATTAAGAGCGTCACCGAGTGATTGACGCTGTGAGATGTACTTACCTTTGAGTTGAGCAACTGCCGGTAAGAACTGTGTAGCGGTATACTTCTGCTGTTCGGCTATCGGAGCGCCACCGTAGAACGTACCACGGCCTATAGCACTCTGAGTAATGCCGTCAAAGGCTTCTGTCTGTTGTCCCTTGAGTCCGGCTACATCAGCTTGTTCCTGTCCTTGTAATGCCCCGATACGGTCATTGATGGACTGTCGTGATGGGTTATATGAGGCGTCCAGTTCTCGTATGATACCGTCTAAATCTGCAGCCACGTTTTACATCAATCGACTTACTCTGTATATGTGGGAGTATACCATAATGCTTATATCTATCACAAACATACGGGTTAGTTGGCCGTTTCCTGTAAAAGATAGTATGTCAGAGGTACTGACAGTATCGTATCTGCCGCTCCACTCGTCACACTGGATGAAGCCTGTATAGTTAAATTAGTAGCATCTACACCATATAGAATGGTTAATTTTACGGCAGAACCGCTAAACGTATCAAACCAATAAGCATTATTTGAACTTGATGAAACTACTGGAAGTGGAATACGGCCACTAGATATTAATAATGATGTTGAAAAGTCCAAAATCTTACCAGCGACGTAAGCCTGTATTATTGGCGTATACGACAAACCATGAGGAATGACTAACTTAACATAATTTACTTGCCCTGTTCCGTAGAGAAAAGCTGGTATCTGTGTATCAGACTTGGTAACAACTTTGAAAGAGTTCTGAGCACTGTTGAAATATAAATCTGCATCATTGGCAGAAGTTACGTCTATTCCCGTCTTAGACACTTTAATACGACTATTACCGGTACTATCAAGGCCAATCAAAATACTTGGTATACCGTTTCTGTCCTTGTATATCTTAGTAACATTCTCATTAGCCAACTGAGCAAAGTTCTTGTTCATCATGGCTATCTGCTGATTAGTAGCAGTATTACCCGGTATCTTATCGAATGCCATTAGTTAAGCCTTTGAACCTGCAAGTTAATTACATGGCCGTCGAACGAACAAGGTTCACGGGCAGCATCATGCTTGTACCGTAGCTGTAAGCGTCGCCATTCGCCTGGTATATTCGGAGCGTTGTCCATCGGGTTAATCTGCTGTGAGCCGCCGAAACGTGAGCCGGAATCGAAGGTCACGCCGGTATCGAAACGTACACCACCGCTAGCAAGTGATACGTCGCTGGTACTCGGTGCATCTGAGTAGTCCGTAGCATAGCCGACAGTGATACTGTAGCTACCTGTCACGCTGTCGAAATGAGGTCGGTATTCAGTTGCCCGTTTGTACTGGGCTGGACTGTCATAGTGGTTGTATGCCGTTCTCAGTTCGTAGGTCAGTGGCTCGCCCATATTGGTGTAGTCGTTGGTTATCTGTTCACTCAGCATTAACATACCGACACGGTTGGAAGCAGCTATCAGGTAGTTGTCATTACTGGCACTTGATGCATAGCTGAATCCGATGTACTGCCTTGTGTCGTCACTCTCACAGATGCCGTACAGGATGTTATAGATCATGCACCGGCTGTTTACCGCTTGGCCGTTCGGCGTGTAGTAGATGTACAGGCGGTTGTTGTGGAGCTGTAACACGGTATTCTGTTTAGCAGTCAGCGCCATCCACCAGTTCAGGACAGGCGTCGTGATGTTGGTTTCCTCAGCACCGTTGAACCGGTATATGCCGTCGTCACTGGCAAGGAATACATAATCCTCGTCCCAGACAACTGACTCCTGGCTGAACGTACCTTTTTGGCCGATGGCGTTGTCCTGCTGGAACGTCGCCTTGCTGTAGCCGGAGTATATATACTTGTTGTTACGAGTATGAACGTAGATGCTACCCTGTAATTTGCTGAATGCCACGGCTGGATCGGCAGTTTTCGGGGCGGGGAAGTACTCGAAGTTGGTCGAATTGAACACGTCAAACTGTGTATAGCCCTCATCAGAGTAAAACGCCTTGTTCGGGTCGGCTGCTGATAGATAGAACATGTATACCTTATGCTGAATAATGGCGCTGGCTGCTTCCGGGGCGGTGGTTATCTGACTGGCCGTACTGGTTGCAAGGTCGTACTTCCGTGGCTTGCCGATGCCGTCAACGTATCTCAGGACATCATTGCTGAAATCAAACCGGACGTAGGTAGATAATGCAGAGATGCCGGTATCAACTGACGTAGCCACGCCGGTAGTCTCATTAACACTGTAGACTGTCGTACCGTGAGCTATAAAGGTGTAGCTAGTGCCGTTGGTACGTTTGAAACGTATTGTTCCTTTAGTACCTCCAGTCGTAGCAGTACTCAGTTTGACGTTGAAATCGACGTTTGCCGCCGTCCACGTCACACCGCCGTCTGTACTCATTTTGCCTGTCGTCGTGTTGGTTGTGGTACTGATGGTGTAGCTGTTCGTACCACCAGCCTGGACATAGCCGACTACCCAGTACACGGTGGCATTGGTAATATCAGGGCAGGTAATCGAACGGGCTTTCAGGTACTGGAATACGGCAGTCAAACTGGACGCCGAGACAGTTGTTCGGACTAATTCAGTGCCAGGGCTTCCAGCGTTATCGGAATACAGGGCGTAGACAATCGTACCTGTTCCGCCGTTGCTGTTCCTGATGTTGGCTTCTAGTGCCGTCAGACGAGCCGTAGAGGTGGCAGTCAGCTTCTTAGCCCAGCGTATCGTATTACTGAAGTTGAATGTTCCGGGTACTGTGACACTGGCTTGCTGGACGTTGACGACTTCACCTATAGGGATAGACAGTAAATCATTGCCCTTTCGTGTGTCCCACTTGCCGACTTGGTTTTCTCTGGCATCCGTAACATACCGCCATTTATTCGGTGATACGTCGTCGTTACTGGAGTTGGTATCAATCCCCTCAGTATACTGGTAGTCCTTGCTCTGGCTTTTACGAGTCGTGACACTCGGTACTGCTACCCGGCGGCGAACGGCACTTCTGTTCATAATTCAATATACGTCCGGTTAGATGGCATGAATACCGGGCCATCCTCAATATTCATAGCATAGCGGATATTCATAGCCTCTAGGCCGTCTTCAAAGTCCTGTTTATAGGTTGCTGCTATATCATGGTTTCCCCGGTACTTCTCAGCTCTAGACACGGCATATAACTCAAGTAGCTCCCTAAAGGCTTCTGGTACGTCAGGTGTAGTACCAGCGGCTATAACTGTCGGTAGCTTCCGGTACTTTTGAGTATATGAGTAAGCTTTATCTATCGGACAGTTAAATACAACCATGTCGCCGTACTCAGTCCAGAACACTGGCATACCTGATTTTTCCGTCGTAGGATCGGGAAACTGTTCGTAAAACGTATCATTGTCTAAATAGGTGTCTCTATTCAGCTTGAAACGGGTAGCCGTATTTGCAGGGTCTACCAGTACGCCACTGATAGTGTTCTCATGGTTCGATTGCTGGGCTACGGTCGTCACACCTATCGTCAAGATCTGCGTAAATGAGGTTTGCCAGAACTTAAACCGGAAAGTATTAGCAACCGTGTTTTGACCATAATTCAGATAGCGAAGTATACGAGTCGATGAGAAACTAGCGTCTTTTAAGTCATCCTGTACTGCTGATATAAGATCGGTTCCTGTGTATGGCATGATGTCTATCGAGACTTACTCTGTATATGGTCAGTATACCAGATACGGAAATAAATATAAGCATTTCAATCTTACTTGTCTACGCTTATAATATGTGGTTAAATTGAGTCAAGCGAAAGTCTACAGTGATATAGACTTCAAGCCCACGGTTCAGGCTAAGTACACGCATTGACTGTCAGATTATTAAGAATAATGAAAAACCCCCGGAGTGGTTCCGAGGGCGTCTACAGTGATGCTTTTATTCTACACCGGTGGTTAGGGAGATGTCAATGGACTTCGACAACCATCGTTACAGGCAACAGTACAGTAACAGTAGTTCTAAAGAACTAAACAACAGTAACAGTACTGTACAGTTATCAACTAGTGAGGTATTTACAAACCTCACCGATCTTATAAAGCCAGAGGACAGTTATATGCCCTACTACTGCAAGCGATATAAAGACCTAGGCTATGAGCGGTTTATCTGGCATACTAGCCTTCTATAGAGGTGATACTATCCGTACTTATATGTCGGGGTATATGAGTGAAACGTTCTTTGGTCGTGAGGTTAGATTCTCCGATGACTCCTTGATGACCCTGTATGCTTTGAACCACGGTAAGACGGTACAGCAAACTAACTCAATTGCCTTTAGTGCCGTACCGAATAAGTACAGCCATCACATCCGGCGGTACATTCGCTGGATGAGAGGTAGCTTTATCCGGACATGGTGGCGTTTTAAGTACTTGCCCCTGACGAGTTACATCTACTGGCTGCACTTATTCCGGTGGGTACAGTTTGCCCTATCTGCCGTAGCCAGCGTATACCTGATTTACAGCGGTATCTTCCATAATCGGCAGTTGTTACCGTATCTGGTGTTAGTACCCGTCATAATCGCTTACGTGCAGTCTCTGAGGTATCTGATTATTAGGCGATCAGATGAGTCGGTTGTGTCTCAGTTTGTAACGTTTCTGACCGCTCCTATTGCTATGATATGGCTACTCTGTGTTATGCGGTTCGTTAAGTATTACGCTTACCTGACCGTGTTTAAGACTTCCTGGGGAACTCGAGGCAAGGTTGAAGTCGGAATGCAACAAAGTTAGTGGGTAGTCAATACTATTATCGTGGGGCTAAGTGGGTTTCTACAACCTGACTTAGTGGCATACCGTCATGGGTAGCATAAAAATACAGGCTGTACGTGCCGAGCAGGACGCCGGTTATGAGGAGGAGGTTACGGAGTTTCATGTGGGGGTATGACATTTAATAAGGCAAACTGGCCGTGTAGTTCAAGGGCTTTACGGTTGTAGGCTTCGGCGGCTTGAAGAGACGTATCATAGCGACCGAGGTGAATGTTTGATAATCGTGCTACGTACTTCTGTCGATTCTTATCATATGTCACACCTTTATAACCAGTTGTATTACTTTTCCTAATTCGTAAATTCCACTTATTCTGAGCTGAAGTGCAAGGCCTGAGATTACATATCCTATTATCAAGAGGGTCGTGATTTATATGATCTATTTCTAGTCCTTCAGGAAAATTCATAACGAATTGGTGCATAGTCAGATTATTATTTGTTGCTACATAACCAGTAGAAGTTTTATACCACCTAATTCTATCCAACATGGCACATTCTCTGTCTACAATTGCATGCCCGTCCTTGCCATTTATACCTAGAGGAATCCTAGCAATATCACCATCTATGATAGCTGGTCGATAATCAAAGCGGGTTTCTATGATACCGCCGTACACTCTTGTCTGAGTATAGTGTCTATCACAATAATTTCTAGACTTGATTACCCTAGTACATTTTTCAGCGGTACATATATTCATAAGTACCATTATATCAGTTCCAAACAGTTATGACTACTATGCTATTGCTCTAACAACAGGGGTAGTTTCGGTCAAAATAATATTGTCAAAGTAGGCGTCCATGATAAGGGTGCCTACACCGTCTTGTCCGTTTATCTGTAGTGTTGGAACCAAGTAGAAGTTGCCAACACTAGAATTAGTAGTAAAGGTAAAACTATATAGCGTCCATGCAGTTGCCGTAATCACACTATCAGCACCAAATATCTCTACGCTTGTACCAGATATGTCTTTTTTAGCTAATTCAATTTTTGCGCCTGTAGTAGCTGTACCTGATACTACATTTGTTTTCATCCAGTAACTACAGGTATAGCTTGTACTAGGTCGGGAAACTATCGCAGCACCGGAAGTCGTTAGTGGCTGCCCAGTACCGGAAGCATTGCTATATACAAATATCCTAGAACCTGTAGTTATAGTTGAAAGTTTCATAGCACAAGTTCCAGAATGTGCATTAGCAGTATCGAATAATGCCGTAGTGGATCCAACGACACCACGCCTATACCAATTAAACAAAGTTGGATTTGCCGTTCCACTTGCCGTTCCATCTATCCAGTTAGATGTTGTCTGTGCCGTATTTGTAGGCGGATAATACTCGAACGATCCATTCTCCACTTTATTACCGCCGACAATTTTACGAGCCTTAGAAGGCGTATCACTGCTATAGGTGGCTCCGGTTATAACTCCGTGGTTTGCATTACCTGAGCTGTCTAGAGCGGTTGTACCGGCTCCTTCGTTGAGTTTCCAGAATCCTACTGGCGTTTGTGTACTTATGCCAGCAGTAGCTAATTGCGCCATCTCTGCTGCTGTTAAGGCAGTATTCCAGACCCGAACATCGGCTATCTTTCCTTGGAAGTATTCGGTAGAGTTGAAACGACGCCCAATACGCCAGACAGAAGAAGATATATTAATCGTATTAGCTAGGGTTGCAACCGTACCTTTTTGTACACCATCGATATACATGCGTATATCTGCATTACCGATAACAGCCGCCACATGATGCCAGCCTGTTTTTACTAGCAGCGACCCCGTACCGCTATTTGCGTCAGTACCGAACGTAGACATTGTCACACGGTTATTGACACCATCGTAAGACAAAAGCATCATCGCTCCGAGAGAGTTAGCACCAGTCCCAAATATAGACTGAGAACTGTACGCACCGTTAGGGTTAATCCAAGCTGAAACAGTACGAGTACCCGTACCTGTTATGCTTGCAATGGCTACACCCTCAACATACGAAACAGCTCCATCAAACCCTAAACTAGCCTTAAAATCTCCCACCGCTAGCCTACCGACTGGTGTGGTTTCTACTAGAGATATGTCATCGAACCTCGCTATCTGTCCAGTTGCGTTAGCCGTATGAACAACAAACACCCCAAGGCCAGCAGTGCTAGCTCCACTCGTAAAGTTCAAAGTCAAAGTCCTGTACCCACCGGCAGCAGTGCCCACACTAGAAACCTGACTACCACCGACATAACTTCGAGAGCCATTATATTCATGCTTGAATAACGCCACGTTGTCACCGGCTGTAAAACTAGCACGACAGGTAATTGTATATGCCGTAGATGACTTGATAGGTATAATTTTATCGACGTTGCTATCAACCGCTCCTGTACCTACGTTCATATCAGTTGTACCGACCCTACTAGCTCCTGCGCCGGAAGATGTCAGCTCAAGTGAATACAATCCTGAATTTGGAGCAGTAGGAGTTAATGCAGCACTACCAGTAACACTAGTCATACGATACCAATTAAATAAACTGTTTGAAGCACTACCAGCAACAGTGCCGTCTATCCAGTTTTTACCTGTCGTAGCAGCCACAAAAGGCGGTGCATACTCCATATCACCATTAGCAACTAAGTTGGCGCCGACTTGTTTGCGGGCAGTTGAGGGGGTGTCTGCGTTCCATAACGTAGAAGAACTTAACGTTCCAGTATTGGCATTACCCGAAGCATCGCCGATAGCTGTTCCCGCTCCCTCGTCGAGCATCCAGCGTCCTGTCTGTCCAGTTGGTACGCTACCGAGTCCGGCGGTTGCTACTTGGGCTATTTCGGAATCTGTGAGCGTCCTGTTCCAGATAGCCAGTGAATCCATCGGGCCATTTAAAAATTGAGAAGCTAACTGTCCGGATATAGAAGCAGTCGGAGTGCCAGTGTTCGCAGCTCCGAGACTAGCAGTAATTGTATCGACTAACGCCCCGTTAATGTAAAACTTAATAACGTTCGTCGCACTAAATGACATTGCCAGATTGTACCAGAGTCCAATTTCAACTTTAGCACTAGCTAGAGCCGAGCCGTGGTCTGCTTTGTTGTAGGTAGTAAATAGAAACTGTCGAGCGCCTGTTACTCCAAAGCCGTAACAGTTTTCAACACTAAAAAGTCTTTGAACTCCCAGCACATTAGCGAACTTAACATTAGTAGAAATAGTAAAGTCGTTCGGATAGTTGAACTTTGCACCGAGATTTATATTATCAATTCCATTGAATCGAATTGAAGCGTTAGATGGTTGTACAACCTGCCGTGGCATAACCTAAGCCCCCGTATCGGCTTGAGGTAAGCCCATAGCAGCCGTGACGTCAGTGCCAGCGTCCGGTCGGACATTCGCTTGGAAGCCAGCTATATAAGCTTGCAGGTACGCTCGTATGGCGCTGAGGCAAGCTTCTTTGCTGTCTACTGGTAGGGCTAGTTTGTATGTCTGATTGAGGCCTGGAATAGTTGAGCCGGTAATCGTGAAGGTAACGACTCCAGTTGCTTTGCTGTAGCTGTCGAGGGTTATACTGCGTGCCACTGGATTATCTCCAAATTACTGTTAAGTTACCAGCAGCCGTACCAGTCGTGGCAATCGTCAGGCCAGTTGTGAAACCAACTTCGAAACCGATAAATCCAGCGTTGGTTGGTTTGAGTATCGAGATGATAGTTCCTGAAGCAGCCGTATTGTCGTACAGCGTAGCTTGCCAAGATGAACCGATGTCGCCAGTAACTACACCCCTTAGAACACCTGAGCCAGACTTAACGACTGTCGTAATCGGAGCAGCCGTAGTACCTGTTGAAATGTTGGTTGCGCTATGGCCGTAAGGGTAGGTAGTTACGGCGTCGTTTACTGGGTCTAGTCTGGTTTCAAGACTGGATTTCTGTGTGTCGGTGGCTTCGTTGAAGGCTTTGTCCGGGCCGATCACGACGACGGCAACGATATCACCGGATGCAAATACAGCCGTCATGTTAGCAAGTGTAAGTGTCAGTGTGCCGTTATTCCATACAATACTCGTCATTGGAAGTGAATCAACTACACCGGTAGAGCTGATGCGCTTGACGATTCCATTAGAGAAGTTTAGGACTGATAAGTTAGAAGACAGTACCGTGTTAGCGAAAGCGCTGAGTACGATGTTCTTCGTGCCGACTGTTGGCGTAGCTACAAAGTCGAGTGATAGGTTGGAGTAAGTGTTATTACCACCACCGACTGACGAGCTGGAACTTGAGCTAGGGCTAGTACCAGTACCGGAACCGCCAGAAGTTTTGAGAGTATTAGTCGCAGGATCGTACACAGCATTGAGTACTTCCTGTTGGCCGTATGAACCGCCTGTAGCCATGTAAATATCTTAATCGACTTACTCTGTATATCCCGAAGTATACCATAAATAGACATAAGAATTAAAAACAGACCCTAGGATGTGGCTAGGGTCTGTTTTTCTCGCAGTAATTTTGTATCTACTAGCCTTGTCCGGGTCGGAAGTTTCCGGCAGCCACGTCTTTCAATGTTGCATTTAACTCTTTGGCACGTATTGCTAACTCATCAACGGTTTTACTCGTCATAGCAGCTATCGTAAAGGCTGGTGTTGACTTCAGTATATGAAAGTCAATTAAGTCTTCATTTGTTTCCTGATTAACCAGTGAACTATTGACGTCGCTCAACTGAGCACGTTTCTGCTGGCCTAAATCCATCTTGTCATAGTCTGCCTTGGGAACGCCATGCACGAGTCCCTTTTTCTTGTCCTCTTCTATGGCGTTCTGACGGGCTTCTTCGGCGGTTAGCTTGACGGCTGTTTGTTCCGACTCAAATGTTTTCTTAACGTCGGCTTGGTCTTGTGCTTTTTCAGCAGCGGTTTGTTCTGCCATAGGGTGTCCCCTCCTTGTTGTTTAAGCTAGGAGGGGACTATATGCCCCTACTCCTAGACGAATGCTATTTTAACTGCTGTCGTGTTACGAAGTTCTTTGACTCCGTAGATGATGTCTGTTCGTTGTTCAAATGCACCGGAACGGACGTTGTCCCAGCCAGTAACAGAAACGTCTTTTTGAATACCAAGAGCAACAGACTGCTTGTGGAACATGTAAGCAGTTCCAGCAGGGATGTTGTTTGATACACGAACCTGGACTCCGTAGAGTGCCAGTACACGGCCAGATACGACCGGCTTACCGTTGGTGTCCATGATGTAATCGCTTGAACTGAAACGAGTCTCAGCCAGGATGTCGTTAAATCCATCAGGGTTGACGGCAAGTGTCACATTCTCCCAGTCCATGACATTGGATTCTCCAAGAACCTGAACAGCGTTCCGTATTTTTGAATCAGTAAGTCCTGTTGCTGCAGCCAAAATAGAGTAGCTTGCGCCACCGGCGGTGACTGCTGCTGCCAGAGCGGTAACGATATCCTGATCAACTGCATCTTTTAAGATGTAACCAGCGTCGGCTGTGTACTTCTGGCGAAGGTTGTACTTACTTTGAACTTCCAGCATCTTGTAGATCTGATGCGCTTTGTACTTCCATTTGTTGATAGCCAGGGCGACGTTTGTTTCCGTAGCGGTATCAAACGTGACATCCGTACCTTGGGCGAGGTCACGGGCTGCACCGGAGTTGCTGAACGGTGTGATGTTCAGTGTCTGACCGAACTCTTTAACTTCGTCGTCGTAACGGTCAACCCGCTCGGCAAGTACCAGACTCTTTTTCAAGTAGTCAAGTGTATCGGTTCCCCAGAGGGTTGGTGAATAGGCACTGTGTGTGGTGGTAGTTGAACCAGCCATAATGTTTGTTCCTTAGATGTAAAGTTGCTTAATGGTTAAAGCAAGCTCGCCAGTGTACTCTGTGTCTGTGGTGACGCCCTTTGTTCAGGTGTTAAGCCTGCATACCAAGCATCACGGGTTTCACGAGTAGGGCCACCCGTTGCCATTGCTGACGACGAGGCGTTACCAGTAACTGCCTTTGCTTGCTGCTTATCAGCAACCTTCTGGAGGGCTTCACGGCCACCTTCTGTCTTCAAAGTGCTTTCCCGGCTAGGGTCAGCGCCTTTTGCCATATAGTACAGTTGTTCAACACTGAAGTAACCATTGTTGACGAGTAGTTTCAGGTTAGGGTCTTGTGTGACCATATCCGTCATCTTGTCCTCGTACTGTTTAGCATCTGGATTATTATTCCAGAACTTCTCAACGTTACGTTCCATCTTCATAGCTTGCACTTCTTTGGCCAGTTGTGAAGTTTGTGGGTCGTCATTGTAAGTGTCGGCCACGTCACTCTGAGCTGGTTCAGTCAATGCGCTTTGGAGTTGGGCTTTTTCAGAGCTGGCTTGGTGCATCTGCTTTTCAGCGTTCCGGTACATCTCGGCAACTTTTGCAAGTGCTTCGGGTGAGGTCGGATCAATGCCCTTATTCTGTAACCATTCTAGATTTGGGTCAGTTGCCTGATTATCCGCTTCGTCTTGGCTGTCGGTTGGTGTTGTGGGTTCGGCTGGTTGGTTTTCCGCCGCTTGAGTGTCTACATCTGCCGGTTGTGTCGAATCGACGCCGGTATCAGTAGGCTCATTGGTTGTGGTACTTTCGTCCATGAACCTGTCTCCTTTATAGATTGTTAAATTGGAACTTCTAACCCGTAGATTTCACTTAATTTACAGAGTAAGTAAACGGAGAGCCTTCTCTCCTAGCATAAATGCTTTCAAGTAATTGAAAATATATACGTGCTACTACGAGCTAGAAGCTTGATAAGCCGGGGGATGTCCCCGTAGCGACTGGTGAATAGTATGGTCGTACCACTCATCAGCCAATACGGAAGCATCTAGGGCGATATACCGGCGGCGTCCCGTATGTCCTGTTCAGCTTGACGTTCTGCCTCGAAGAAGCCACCAGCTTTAAGCTCTGCCGTTCCCATAATCAGGTTAATAACGTTCCGGTATGCCGTCGCCTCGACTACTTTAATAGCCTTAGCCTCCAGTCCCTCTGCTTTCTCAGCTTCGTCGTGGGTAGAAAAGTGCAATTCCTTGAGCTTCTTCATCAGATATAGGCCGTATTCCGTACCGATGAAGTCAGCTGCCAGTTCAGATATACGTTCCAGGTCGCTGGTTATTGTCCTGTCTGGTATCATCCGGCTATACCTTGGGGCATTTGCTCAGGTGCTTGTTGTTCCATAGCCAGTGCCTGATCTTCAGCTGGTATGTCTCCAGTCATAGGATCAGCCATAGCCGGGTCTGCCATTGGGTCAGCTTGTGCCATCTCAGCCGGGTCAGACTGTCCGATAATCTTGTCCATCTCTTCTTCACTGATATCAAACATCTTGGGATAAAGTATCTTCTTCGCTTGCCAGACGTTGTTGCTAGGGTCAGCAATGATAGCTGTAAAGGCTGCCTGTGCCGCTTGGCTCTCCTGAGCCTTGCCACTCTTAACACTAGCCTCCAGTCGTATCTGTGGCTCATAGGACTCATCGAACTGGCTCGGGTCAAAGGCTCGGAACTTCGGACCGTCCATGCTGCCGACTGGTACTAGTTGTTTATCCTTTATGAAATAGAGCATCATCTTATAGACGATCTTCGCCCGTTGTCTCAGCCCTTCCTTCTCAAGCATACGGACGTATATCTCGAATCGCTCGCCTGCTTGGTTGATCTGGGCTTTTATCTCAGTAGCGGTGGACTGTGAGGCACTAGTAACGCCCTTAACAACTTGGTCGCTGGCGGTAGCTTCCCGCATGTCATTTTTAATAAGGTTTGTCTCACTAAAGGCTGCACCGTCGATGCGTGGCTTGATGAGGTACTGCATACTACCAGCTTTGAACGGATAGCCGGTACTCGGTAGGTTCTTCATTTTCGGCAACCAGTCAGCGTACATCGGGTCAAGTGTGAACTGAGGATTAAGGGCGTCAGTCACGGCGTCTGTCCGTTGGTTGGTGACATCGTTTAACAGTTCCTGGCTGTGTGCAATCGGATCAACAATCGCCTTGCCGTAGATGATCGATTCGTCAGCTATGAAACGATGTATGACGAGGCAGTGTATGCCAAGTACGTTCTTACGGTCTTCTATAGTGTTGCTACGGTTCATAATGGACTTGATCCGCTTACCGTCCCAGATTTCGATGACCTCTACCTGCTCTTTGTCGTTGCCGATAGAACCGAGCTGCATGTCCTTGAGTTCCTTGTCAGTCTGCTCAGAGCTTTGACCACCGCCGGTACTGACATCGAGGTTCTTGAATCGTGGTTTCATCTCGCCAGTCTCAGGATCAACCAGCTGTACCTTCTTAAGGGCTGCTATGGTCGTATGGTAGCGCCGTCCGGTGTAGTAGTTATCTGGATCAGTCCACAGCTGCATTGGGTCAGTCAGGCTAGGGTCGATGATGGCGTCACGGACGTTCAGGTTCATGCACCTCGGCTTGTCGCCGTCCATGTAGATCCACTCGGTGCTGGTGCCGTATAACAGACCGCTCCGGACGCTCTTAATGGTCTTGAGATCCCAGTTATCACAGTCCCACCAGTAATCAAACTGAGCATTAAGGGCTTTGAGGTCTGGCTTCTTGCCGTCGTTCTCATAAGTAGACTGGATGTACTTGTACATGTCCTGTGGTACGAAGTCGATACTTGGACGGCCACTACATAGTGCTGCCGTTATAGTCTCAACCGTACCGAACGTCATAGGTACGAACGTATTAGTGATACCTTTATAGCCGACCATTGCCCGCTTGTTGTTATACAGCTTCCAGTTACGTTCCCAACGGGCATGATGGTTGTTCTTGGCGTATTCCCAAGAGGCATTGAAACGGTCAAGTGTTGACTTGGCTGATTTCATTGTATGTGTGCCGCTATTGCTGTTCGTGTCTGACATGTAAAAGTATAATTGCTTACCCTAATTACTACGGATTATACAAGCCTGCAATGAAATAGCAAACACTTGTATACTTTTTATGGTTAATGTCCTCATGAGAACCAATCTGCTACTACTAAAAAGACGATGCCGAGTATCGTTAGTATGATGACCGCTCCGACTATCTCAAGCATGCTCTTCCTTGTGATTACAGGTACAGGTTCCGAGGTATTGAATAGTCGTCAGGTCTATAAGTTCCATGAGTAAGTCGTCTTCCAGCTCAGTCGGTGGATCAGGTAGTTCAGCTACGGCAGACATGAAGTCGTTATAGGTTTCCTCTACCGGACAGGCGACGACGGCTAAGGCTAGGCTGATAAGTGGGGCGAAGTCCATTACTCGGTAGTGTACTATTACCCACAGCTGCTGTATAGCCAACAAAATACGAACAGCAGTGTATAAAAAAAGCCCTCCTGGTGAGAGGAGGGCGGGCAGTGAGCTTTTTCAGGAGTGGTTAGACCGTTTAACGCTTATTGAGGCGACTAGTTTCGAGGCTAGATGTCTGAACATACTCTGCAGGCTTAGAGTTATTACTTAACTCTGAATATAGTATATCAAACTATATTGTATTTGTCAACACTTTTATGTAATAATTATTCTTCGTATTCACCTGTGTCTCTGACTCGTGTGCCTCGTCTTGTGTCATTGGACGACCATCACTGTGACCAAGCGCCTTGCCAGCTGGTGTGTTGTCAAGCGGAAGATCGGGGTTATCGGCTAGCGTGTCCTTCAGGTGGCTGAAGTCAGCACCAGGTTCATTAAGCTTTACGTCATCATAGTCTGGATTATTCTCACGGCTGTCACCTTGAGGGCTGGGGCCACTATCGAGCTTGCCGTCTTTGGCTTCTACGCCGCTGTCTTCGGTTTTCTTGTCTGTCATAGGGTTACTCCTTGTTAATTTACTTAAACAATATAACCTATGTGTCAGTTGTTTGACAGTAAGGTATCTTACGCCCACTGGTTAGCGGCTTGTTGTATCCACGGGTCAACGTATAGCTCTCCAGTACCGACATTAGGTCGGAGTCCATCAAAGCCGTAGCGTACAGCGTCCATACCATCAGACCAGAAGTGATCAGGTTCGTTGATGATAGTGCCGTCCTTGTCAGTCTTCCAGACGTAGTTACTGTAGCTCTTACCTATATTGATACTGCGGCGTGTATAGCTGATCTTCTGTGTCTGTACCCAGTCGATGCCCCGCTTGACACTACCCTGTCCCTTATTGGCTCCGATGATATTGACACCGTAGCCGGATATCTCCTCAATGCTCTTCGGTTCGGCACTGTCAGCAATCACTAATGTCTGTGGCTGGTCTATGTTGTTCAGCTTGTCGGCTATGTCCTTATTGAGCATACCCTTGCGGTACAGCTGTTCGTCGAGTATATAGCCACCGTTATAATAGTAGATGTCCACGATGACCGCCGGGTCGTTACTGAATCCGAAGTCCAGCCCTCGGCGTTCCAGCCTAGCCTCATGCGGTATGTCTTCAATGACGTTCCAGCCTTTATAGATACGCCCTTCAGCTTCTCCGAGTTCACCAAGTCCATACACCTGCCAAGCGAACTTATTACGTTTCAGCTGTTCAATCTCGTGTATGATCTCCGCACTGAGTGCTTCGTTGTCGAGGTACGTCACTTTGATGAAGTCCAAATCCTCACGCTGTCCGATGTAGTCGGTGTACATGTAGAACTCACTAACAGGGTTCCAGTCTATCCAGGCGTATTCCCTTGTACGGAGTAGCAACTGCCGCCATGTCTCATGTGCCAGCGTGTTACCCTCATTGACGAATAGCCTGTCACGCCTCGGTCCTCTGACCTTCTCGGACTGGTCACCGCTGAAGAACTCAATCTGACTGCCGGTATTGCCTATCACCCTATAGTTAGCGTTGACGTCTACCAGCGGGAAGGTATAAGTGTAGTCCGTCTTACTCCACCGTCTGTCCTCCCAGTAACCGTGTTCCTGCATGATTGATTGGAAGTCACGCATTGCACCCTTACGGAGATGAGGGAACGTCTGGCTGACTATACTGGTAAGTGTCGGCGTGCTATCAGTCATGGCGTCGTCCATCAGTAGCTGTAAAATACTGATTGTCTTACCGGCACTCGTACCGCCACTGACTGAGCGAATACGTTTCCGCATCTTAGCCAGCTTCTTAGTTGTCGTCGTCAGGCTGTACATCAATGCTCTTTGTTACACCACCCATGATTGGCTGGACTAAATGGATAGTCGTGTCGGACTCGCTCTTAGTACTGAACTCGCTTTTGAGTTTACGCTCCAGATACCACTTGGCTGTATTGACGTCTTTATTGATGTCATCGATGACCTTTTGACGGGCTGCTAAGATGGGCCGTAACTTCAGTGCTTCCTTGCGCTCGGAGAACTGAGGGTACTTTTTTTGGTACGCATAAAGTGTGTCAGGATTTATATTGGCGTAGAAACAAGCCTCCTTATCACTGGCACCGATGGCAAAGGCCTGTTCAAGTTTTCCGATAACTTCTGTAGTTACAGATGTAGGACGGCCGCCAATACCCTTACGGCTAAGTGACGCTATACTAACGCCGGTTGATTTACGCTGGGTGTGACTTCCTGCCATG